CGCAATACACGAGCGCGTCCGACCTCGCCGACGATCTGCGCGTCGATCGGGTTGCCGGTGATCTGCAGGAACTGTAGTTGTTTTTGCTGCTCAGTCTCCTTCTGAAGGGCGACGACGACGCCGTTGACCTGAACCTGTTCGTCACCCGACAGGATGCCGGTGTCGTCGGTCAGCATGATCATGTCGTAGAGACCGTCGAGCACGCCCTTCATGACATCGAGGTCGATATTGGCGGCGACGGTTTGTAATACTTTCTGGGCGTTGCCCATCAACATCGAAAGACCGGAGGCGGTCCGGCCGGCGCCGCCCTTGAGGCTCTCGCCGGTGGTGTAGCGCGGGATCGCGCTGATATCGTCGCCCATCCCGTTAACCGCCGAGTAGATCGCCATCAGCTCCTGAGCGTTTGATCCCGGTTGAAAAAAGGTCACCGGCTCGCGGTTGTTGCCAAGCGGGTCGCTGACCACCTTCCACCGCTTCCACGGGTAGAGCTGATCCTCGTTGACGGTAGGATCTAAGAGTTCTGTATTGATAACTACCTGCGGGCCGCTGGCGATACTTATGTTATTTACTAGTGCGCGCAGCGTAGCATTACCTATTTCTTGCAGATCCCCCAAGATGTCAGGCAGTCCATGACCGGCGATGGTGCCGGGAACCTTCTCGAACGAGCTGACAAAATAGGGGTGCCGCTTGCGCGGGCTAGGATTGATCTGGGTCTTGATGGTATGCCGCCCAACAACCCAGCTCTGCACCATGTAGTCGCGGGTGGGATCGGGCACCTGATCCGGCCCAACCCCCTGATCGAGCAGCATCGAACCTTGAATATTACCGTGATACTCAAGCCCGTCGATCAGATGTGTCTCGTTGCGCTGCGGCGACTCGCGCCCGGCGTTGAGCGCTTGCTGAGTATCAGGAGCATCCAGCCAGTCCCGCAGACCAGTCGCGTAATCGTCAAGCGCGCCACGAATAGCTTGATCGTTAAACCCAGGCAGACCTAAAAGATCGTTTAAGTCTGCCCTACTGAACTTCTTACGCTCGATGCACTCGGCGTCCTCGATGTTGGCAGACCCCGGCGACCAATAGAAATTAAACGGGTCGACGCGTTCCCAGAACATCTGCGGCACGGTCTGCATCGTCGGCTGCTTGCCCTGCCAGACAAGCTTGGGCACCATGCGCACCACCGGACCCTTGAGCACCGCGAAGGGGAAGAGCGGAAGATCCACCAGGTACTCAGCGAGCGCGTCGTAGAATTTCCCGGCTTGCAAGATGTCGTCGATCTTATCGGCCGCCGCCTCGGCCTGGGACTGCGCGATGCGCTTAGCCGCCGCCGTGGCCTGGCGCACCAGCCCGATATACCTGGCGTGGAGGTCGCTCGGCATCCCCGGCTGGCCAGCGAAGCGCAGCTGCTGCGCCTCGACCTGGATGAGATTGACGATGGCCATCATCGCGTCCGGGCTTACCGGTGGGTCGGGCTGCGGCTCGATCGACCACGGGCGCTCGGCGCCGAGGTAGACGTCGCGGAGCAGAGAGGTGGCGCCACGGCACTTGACCGCGACCATGCGCGAATAGACCTCGGACCCGCCAAACCTGCGGATCTCCACAAGCTTAGCTGGGTCGTACTGCCCCTCGAACATGCGCTGGGCGCGCAGCAATCTTTCGTTCAGCGGGTTCTGCCCGCTGTTGCGGGCGTTCCGGAAGGCTTCCCAGCGCTGCCTGATATAGGCCCCGAGGTCGTCGGGGAGCGGCTGTGGGCGCGCTGCAGCCGAGGCTGCAGCGAGCTGCGAGGCCTCGCTGGTGTCGAGGTCGGCGGGGGAGACCACCCGCAGAAACCCGGTCGCACCTCTATCCGCCGCCGGCGCTAACGCCGACGGGCGAGTTGGAGAAGCACCGGATATCGGCAGCGCAGGCGGCAACGCCCGACCCCCTACCAAATATAGTTACTATAGGATATACACAGCCAGCTATACCCACGCAAGTTTATAGATATGAGCGTTGCAGACCAGGAAGCAGAGCTGGACGATATCATCGATCGCGTGCTCGTCCTCTCGGACAATCCCGATGTCGAAGACGCGCTGATCCTGCGCCTGCAATACGACATCGCGGCGAAGATCCATCTCCCCGAGGAAATCGTCCGGCGCTACGGCCTGCCGGACCTGGATGCCTTGAAGGAATACCTGGTCCAGCACCCGCAGGTGGTGTTCGGCGCTAAAAAACTCCGGGCGCTGTTCGAGAGCGGTGAGGGCGTCGAAGCCCGCATGCGAGCCAAGTTTCAGTTCGCCACCGAGGACTGCATCCCGGTGATCAGCCAACTGGTAAATAACCCCTCAACGCCGGTCGCGGCGAGGATAGATGGATTTAAGCAGCTGCAGAGGGGGGCGGGCGCCGACGGCGCCGGCCGCGCCGAAGGACGTGGACCGCTCAGCAGCGGGCAGAGTTTTGTGTTGAATATTTTCCTAGACCCGAAGCACCGCACGACGATCTCGGGGACAACAGTAGATAACCCCGGAGACATTCCGGGGGCGTATGACCCGCCGAGATTAAGTCTCGGCGAAGAGGGCGAGGAACCCGACGAGGAAGCTGATGTCTAAACTCCCTACCGTAGGGATCTAGCTCCTGGACTACCACGCCCCGCCCACCGTCGCCGCGTTCATGCTGGATAGCAAGACGCGGATCAGGACCTTGGTGGGACCACTAGGGTCCGGCAAGACGATGGGGTGTGTGATGGAGCTGCTGAAGCGCGGCTGCGAGCAGCAGCCCCATAACGGCGTGCGCTACACCAGGTTCGCGCTGATCAGGAACACTCTGCAACAGCTCCGTCAGACAGTGCTCGCAGATGCACTGCAGTACCTCGGTCCCTGCGCGCATTTCTACACCACCGACTCGACCTTGCAGGTCAGGCTCCGCCTGCCTGACGGGACGGGGGTGCACTCCGACTGGCCGTTGATCCCGCTGGACTCGAAGGAGGACGTGCGCAGGTTGCTGTCCATGCAGCTCACCGGCGCTTATGTGAATGAACTACGAGAAGTTCCTTTTGAGATTATCAGGCCGCTGCTGGGAAGATGCGGAAGATATCCAAGCAAAGCTCTTGGGGGAGCTACCTGGAGAGGTATCATCTGCGACACCAACCCGTGGGATACCGACAGCCCGTATCACGACCGGATGGTGCTCAACCCGAAGCCCACCTGGAAATTATATCACCAACCCTCGGGCATAAGCTCCGACGGGGAGAACACCGAGAACCTGCCCGACGGGTATTACGCAGACCTGATGGAAGACCACGACGTGGACTGGGCGTCGGTCCATGTCGAGAGCCAGTGGGGGACTTCCAACGCCGGCCAGGCGGTGTTCAGAAAAACCTTTCACGCACCCACCCACGTCAAGGATATGGGGGTGCTGGTCAACCCCAATAAGCCAGTGATGATCGGCCTGGACTTTGGCAGAACGCCCTGTGCCATAATAGGTCAGCACGATAACTTCGGTAGAGCAATAATAATGAAAGAAGTTGTTACGGAAGGTATGGGTTTAATTCAGATGATCGAGGAGCATCTTAAACCAGTACTCCTCGCGCCGCCGTTCGCCGGTAAGCGCGTTTTTGTCGTAGCGGACCCGGCCGGGGCGCAGCGCTCGCAGCTCAGCGAGGAGACGGCGTTTATGGTGCTCAAAGATCAAGGATTTTTAGCTTATCCTGCTTCTACTAATTCTATAGATCTAAGGTTACTAGCAGTAGAAAAACTACTCCGCCAGCAAATATTAGGGGAACCCGCGCTGCAAATATCGCGGGCAGGGTGCCCGATACTTATTACGTCCCTCGGTAATAAGTACCGCTACCGGCGTCGTCGAGATGGCAATCTCGACGATATCCCCGAGAAGCTCCACCCGTGGAGCGATATCTCCGACGCCCTGCAGTATTTTTGCTTAGGGACGCAGAGTAATTTAACCGGGCGGGTGCTCAACCGCGACCGCCCGAGGATCATGAACAACAATCAGACGCTGGTGTCGGCGGCGGGGTGGACATGAGCGAAGCTCGCGCGGATCAGCGCGCAGCGGGAGCGAATGGGAGATAGGAGTGATCTACACGACCACTGGGAGAGAGGCCCAGCCTTGTGGAGGGGCTGGACCCCGCTACTACCGACGAACTATGATGAGCTTGATCCTGACGGACCAAAGTACCATAATCCACGGCAGGAGCCGGCGATGGGTACGAGCCATCGTTTTCTCTCCTGTGGTGCGGCGCCGGGCTAATCCCCGGCGCCGTTTTCATTTATGGCACAGGGGATAAATAATGGAAGTAATTAGAACCCCCAGCGTCACCGGCATCGTCGAGTATCTTGAGCGCCTGCTAAAGCAAGCCCACGCCGGCGAGCTGTCAACCGTGTTCGTCGTATCGTTCAAGGCCGGAGACAGCACCTGGCTGTCGGTCGAGAAGGGCGTGCGCCTGGATCGGCTAAGAGCGATCGGGGTGCTCGAGTGTATGAAGCTCGACCTGATGCGCTCGATGGATACTGAGGAGTGAGCCACGACCGCCTGATCTGGGCGGCGTTTGCTGCGGTGGCCCTGCTGGTTGTGGTAACCGGCGCCCTGGTCTTTGGCGGCGTTTTCTTCGCCCCGGGCAGCGACAGCGTTATCAGGCAGATGATCGAGGGGCGGGTGCTCTCGCGCGGGATCGCCCTCTTCCTGATCATCCCGACGATTGCACTGCTATGCCTGCAAAACAAAATCCACGGCGACGCCGCGCTGGCGGCGCTCTCGGCGATCGCCGGCTACATCCTCGGCAGCACTTCCGGTCAGTGACGAGCTGCGCTAGTATCTATAGTAGTTATATTAGTAGGGGAGGTAACATGAGCAACCCACGCGCTTACGTCCGCTGCGACGGGCGGCGGATCGAGCTGAACCTCTACGACAACGCGACCGTCAACCAAGTGACGATCGCGGCCGACGACGCGATCCTCCTGGCCAAGGAGCTGCTCACGCAGGCGCTGCGCATGAAAGACGTAGAGGCGAGGGATAAACGCGCCGACGCTTACGCGGCGGGGAACGCCAGGCATCCACTTCCCCTTAGCGGGAGTGGAAGATGAGCGAACCGAAGCGCGGCGAGCGAAACAAAGACCGCCGCGCGGGAGCGAGTGGAGAAGATAAGTGAAAAAACATCCCCCGCCCGGACCCGACGACCCCTTGGTGAAGGCCGCGCAGCCGTTCAGGGAGTGGCAGCGCCCCAAGGTGTGCGACTACCGCGAGGGATGCTGGGTCAACGACGGGCCGAGTGCATGCAGCCACGTATCGGGCGGCGGGTCTTTTTGTAAAGCGTGCGACGGCGACATCCGTCACCAGAGCATGCGCCACTTCAAATGGAGTGAAGCGCTAAAACAAGCGGAAACATTAGTCACTGGGGATTAAAGGGAGTGACACTTGGACCAACCAAAGTGTCACTCCCACTACCGGCTCGAAGCTAGGAGATAACCCCACCGGCTGACGGGGGTTTTTCCAGCGCACTCCCCGCCTTACCGCCCCGGAGGTAAATGAGTAAATCCTCCGGTTAGTAAATGTGCGTTTTCTATCTTTCCATTCGCTCCCGCTCAGCTGCGCACTGCTCGCTGAGCTTCGCTCATCGGCAGAGGAACGCCGAGCATATAAACCATTTTCATCCGTTAAACAACTCGCCAGGGCGTACCCCTAAAGCTCGAGCGAGCTTTATGAGGTTATCCAAACCGATGTTGCGCTCGCCGCGCTCGACGCTGCCGACGTAGGTCGGGTGGAGCGAGGCGCGCGCCGCAAGCTCCTCCTGTGTCCAGCCGCGTGCCATACGCAGCTGGCGCACGCGCTGCCCGAGCCGCTCCCTGTCTGACCGCCCCACCGGCATAGCGGTATTCCCGACGCCGGTACAAAAATAAGTCCACAGACGATAAGTATTAAACCCTGTCGCGCGCCGGGGGCCGCCCCCGGCGGCTCTTTACTCGACGAAGCTCTAAGCTCCCTCGGCGGCCCTCTCGCGGCGGCGCGGCGCAGGCTTACTGCGTCCGGCGGCCCGATCCTCTGCCTCCGCTTGGTGAACCAAGCGGATCAGCTCCTCGCACGGCTCGATCATGCGGTGGCGCACGGTGGAGACCCGACGCCTGACGTTCCCCTGGGTGAACTCCAGGCGGATCGAGATGTGCTTGGTGCCTTGACGCTGCGATAGAGCAGTGTCAATGAGCGGTATCGACACGCCGAGATGTTGGGCAACATCGCGGCGCGGCGGGAACGGTTCGCCGGCGTCGTGCAGTATAACGCAGAAGACCAGAAACTTCGCCGTCGCCACGGGCGGCCGCATGATCGGTTCCTCTTCTTGAAGCCAGGTCATGACGGCGCGCACCGCATGCTCCGAAGGGCGCGGCAGATCAACTCCCAAGTTTTCCTCCTCTGGAAATACGCGAGCCTTGTGCTCAGCGCAGAACCTGTGTTGTGCTCCACGTTAGTCCATAAGAGCTATATTTATATGACAGCGAGGGACAGCAAGCTACAAAATACGTCGGAGCGTAATATGGGGGTAATTCGCTAATCCCTTACGAGCCAAGGGATTAGCGGTGGATATGCCTGTGGATAACTCTGTGAGTAACCCGACAAGTACAAACAAATACAGCCGCGTCATGACGCGGCTGTATTGTGTGGTGTTTAGGGTGTAGCGCGGCGCTACAAAACTTTGTCGTGTGCCGGGACGTACATAATGTCGCAGGGTTCGTAGTCGTCGCCGCCGGCGCCGCAGTCGCGGCACCCACCGACCGAGTCGTCGCTGTCGGTGCACCATTTCTGCTTCCTGATATTCCAGAAAGCGGAGGCGTCAACTATCTTGACGCGAGCGCTGCCACAGGTGCCGCAGACCGCGAGCATTATCTCCCGCTCGCTCCCGTGCGCCTGCGCACTGCTCAGCGCACTTCGCTCGTCGCCGTCCGGCGATGACGCCGGAGGCGGAAAGATATTGTCCTCCCTGTCGTCCATGCGTTTTTTCCTGCATATAGGTTTTATAGATAGGTAGCTTAGCTTACGATGTTCCCTGTAGAATGCCAACGCAATAAGGCGTGAATTTAGGTTCGTAATATACATAAAATGCTAGTTATTACGAAATTTAATAACCTCGAATTTTAACCACGACGAAACGTAGCATTTTAGTGACTTCGGAAATTTATCATTCTCGTGGCGACGCGTTACGTGGGCGCCCGGCCTGGCCGGCCCCCCTTGGACAGCTACCCCCCGGGGGCCTGGCCGTGCGTTGGGCAGTGACAGAAAGCAGTGACAGAAAACCCTACCGTAGGGAATTTGGGCAGAAACTATCGGATGACGCAGTAGTGAGGGTTCCCCTCGTTTTCATAGGAGATACTAAAGTGAGTGAGAAGAAATTGACTGGAAAGCTGTTGGTCGCCGATATTGTCGGGAAGCAAATCGCAACTCTTGAAGACGTTTACGCTGACGTGAACGTTGCGACCGATGGTCTTAGTGTCGCCAACAAGGCAGCATCCGCCGAGCGCCGCACCATAATGGATAACTGCGCTGCACTCGCACTTACGCACAACTTCACGGCTGAGGAAATAAAGCTTGGCGTAGAGGCAGCAATCACCAGCTACAAAGGCAATGCGCTGGCGCAAAAGACGCTCGACAACCTCAAGAGCGAGCTTAAGTCCGTAATGCATCCAAACGTTCGAGCCAAGCTGCCAGAACTACGCAAACTTGCGAAGAGCGTCATCGCCGATAAAACGCGGTATGCCGATCTTGCTGACGCATTTAGCGGCAGGGAAGATTTCATCGTGGCACGCGTTGCGGCTGACGCTGCCAAGGCGCGCCACGATTTGAAGGAACCGCCAGTCACAGTTGAGGGTCTGCGATCGCTTGTGACCAAACGCGACACGGCACGTTCGCAGAGCATCCCGCGCGTAAAGGGTAAGCTCAAAATGATGATAACTATCTGCAACGAAGCAGAGGCTATCCTCAGGCTGCCGCAGTTCGCCAAGATCCGAGTACTATGCGAAGCGTTGAACGATGACGCTACCCTAAAGGCAGCACTTGCCAAACACATAACGGAAACGAAAAACGCCAGCAACCTACGTGGCGCGAACGGCAAGGAAAAGGCCGCACCTGCGGAAGGCGCGAGTGATATGGATGACGTGCTAAACGACGCGGCCTAGCAAACCGCACTACCTACACCTACCCTGCCCCCAGTGAAAACTGGGGGCATTTTTGCGTCTAAAACGCAACGGTATCGTGGCGTTGATAAACCCTCTAGAAAGGCCGCCAGTGCGGCCTTTTATTTTTTGGCTAGGGAGGTACCTGCGACACGCTAGACCCTACTCACGCGCCGGCGCTGGCCGGCGCTGGCCTATTCTACGCGTGACCTATACCCTACAAGTCCTATAGACGCCGTGCCGACGCCGTGCCGACACGGTGTAAGTAACACAGCGCAAGTGTCACTCCAAAAACCTACACTGTCACGTCGCAGTAGTTGGGAAACTAGATAGTAATTCGCCACTACGAGGGTATAACATACTGATAACGCGTAATCTTACGCGTTCCGCCGAAACGCGAGCGATGGAAGAGAGCTGAATTAGTCCGCACGTTTTACGATAGGACGCGGCGCCGTACCCGACAATTTTATCCGTAAGACGCGAACTAGGGGCAAACACGGGGTATAAACCGCTGATATTTATATATATTATTTTAAGACTATTATTATTATTATACTAACTCGGTTTGGCGATACGTGGATTTAGTCGATTTCCTAATTGCTATGGTCGCCGTCGATGTCTCTTAATGTACCCCTATCTTTCCGGTTTAGATTAATAGAGTAGGTACTAATAGAAAAACATTGTTTGTTATGAATGGTTTAAACCCCCGGCATTATTCTAGAATACTGGTATTGCGACGCTGAATTTGCTACCCACAAAATCCCTACCGTAGGGAATGACCCCTATTTGGCGCTTAGCCGCTACCATAAAAATATTATTTCTATAAAGTGACCCCTATTTGGCGGATGCGAGTGCTGAAAGTGACCCCTATTTGGAGTGCGCGATGTCGAAAGTGACCCCTATTTGGAGTGCGCGATGTCGAAAGTGACCCCTCAATCGTCGCGTATCAAGATCACTTTGACCCCTATTTTAGAGCGCAGGGTCCGCGACACGCAGATTGCGGTCGGAAATGTGACCCCTTTTTCGCGCTTCATCGTGCATCTGATCGAGCGCGGACTGGATCAGCTCGACGCGGAATTG